CCACGGCCAGCACGGCAAGGGGCGCCTCAACCCAAGGCGTCTTCAGGGCGTACTCTGCCCCTCCGATCAGCAGGGGCAGCCGCTGCAGGGGCACGAGGCTCAGGGCAGGGATGCCTGCATCCAACAGGGCGCCCACGGCATCCCAGCGCAGACCCTGCAGGTCAAAGCCCTTGGCCCATTCAGCAAGGCGCTGCAGGGGCGAGGGGGCAGCAGCAGGGGCAGGCTGGGGCAGGTGGGCCAGCATGATGCCGGCCACTTCGCTCAGGTTCTGGCAGGTCACGGCATGGCTCTCGCCCACGTACACCCGGAACCCCCGGGTAGCAGGGAACACGGCAACGGGAACGTCAAGGGTGCGGGCAGCAGCGGCCAGCTCCTTGCGCGTGGGGCGACGGTGCAGGCCGGCAGCGACGTTGGCGATCAGCAGCTCAGCGGCAGCGGTGAAGGCGGGTGCGGTGGTCACGGGATCCTCTCCCTTGGGACTCCTTCATCCTAGAGGCAAGCCTGCCCAGGTCGAGCCCCCGCGTTACAAATCGAAACGTGGTACGAATGTACCCCCACCCCGAATTCTCACGCGTCTCGCTCAGACAGACCCAAAAAGCTCTCCCCCACCTGTTCTTATACAATACCCCCCACCCGTTTCCGGCAAACTATTGCATTAAGATTAATGGGCATGGCCACCAAGAAATGCAAGAGATCGCTATGTGGTAATAAATTTGAAAGCAGTATACTCACCAAAAAATACTGCTGTGAAAAGTGTAGAAAGCTAGGAGAAAAATCAAGGGGCAAACGTCGCAAAAGTGGCCACGAGTATCTGCCGGAATTTCATCATTGCTGCAGGGTATGTTCAACTGTGTTCAGGGTCTCAAAAGCCGGAAACCATATCTTCTGTTCGTCAGCTTGCCGGCATCTGGATCTAGAAAAGAAAAAGGAAGAGACAAGGAATCGCGAAAAGCCCATAGTAAAAAACGACTGTGTTCAATGCGGTCAGCAATTCGCCGCACCCAGAAAGCTTAAGTACTGCTCCAACGATTGCGGACGACAGGCGAGTAACTATGCTTCCAGGTTAAAGCAATACGGAATCTCGGGCAAGGAGCATAAGGCAATGATCGAAGCGGCAGGTGGAGCATGCGAGATATGCAATTTCAAGCCCTCTGACGCATTGAGACTAAACATTGATCACGACCATAAGACGGGTAAGGTGCGAGGCATGCTGTGTGGTAAATGTAATGCCGGGATAGGACTTTTTCTGGACAGCGAGAACAGGTTAATGAATGCAATCAAATACCTGCGGAAGCACTAGCCTTCAATACAAGCCCCGAAGCCACTCCCTTTCGTCTACCGTTAGAAGCGGTAAAATCCGAATAAGTAAAGTTTTACCATAGCCTTCATTATATGAAGTTTCAAGTTCTCTTAACAATTGACGTGTGCCAAATTCAGATTTAGATTTAATTGCCAACAGGACAGACAACGAATTCAGCAGCATGGTGTGAACAGCGATGAATAATGACTATTAATATTATATGGTGTAAATAACGGAAATATAAAATAGCAATGTTTTCTGCATCTGATGGCCACGTTAAACACGGCAGCGGGATGGAGTAATGGCGATGAGGTGCGGGTACTAATTGCAAGCGGCTTATTAATCAGCGTGTATCATAAGGAGCAGATCATCGTATGCATGAATCAACTAGCTGATATTTCTCCAACACTGGTCGGCCCTGTCCAGGACCTATTGGATCAATTTGATGAAGCGCAAGCCAATATGACTACATTAAACACTGATGGCAATGGCAAGACCCTGGTCAAAGCAGATGTCCTTGAGTGGGAAACAGGCCAACCGGGTGCTAGCTACTCACCAGAACGTGAAATTGCACGCATCCAGGGGCTGTTGTACCAATATTTCGGATCATGCCCGCTGTATGGCGGTGGATTCAGCGGTTACATGAACTTAATTCGCTCCTGACCTTGCGGACCTGATGGCCCGCACTTCTAAATCCGTAACAATAAATACCACCTAGTAAAATTTCAAAAAAATTCGGGGTTAAGCCAATGGTTCACGGGTATACTGAAATTAAATAGTTAATGAACGGAGTAGCTCTATGGTTCACCCAGAGAACTCCGATGAAATAAATTCACTAATATCATTTGTCGAAACAAGCGAAACGGTACCGGTTTGGTGTCATGGGTGCCAAATGGAACGTAAAATGAATGCGATATATGCGCCATATGTCCAACATATTGGGTTGCAATCATGTCGCTTCTGTCGTGAACCGAATGAATAATAAAAAGCCGATCATTTACTGACCGGCCTTGTAATCGATTCAGTAGTGCTTGTCGCGCCTTGCGCCTACTTCGTATCGCTTGTGGGCGTTTCTTGCCCTTGCTGGGCCTTGTGGGGCCTGATCGCGGGGTTTCCCAACGTTTCAAACGTGTGAATTCGTAGTTCATGGAAGCTGCCTTGTTCTTCTTTCTAGTTTACTCATTACTACTTGAATCAAATCTTAAGAAATTATAAAGAAAGGTGCGATGGAAAACTATGAAAAAGTGTCGACATGGCATCACCTTTACTGCCGTACGCCAATTCTCGGCTTTTGGTGGTTGCTGATGGGGTCCCGTCGGTTGCTAATGGACGAATTGGCTCGACACCAAGTGCTTATTACTTGGTGAAGGCATTCATGAAACGCATCCAATACTCGGGTGTGTCATCGGGATCGAAGAAAATACCACTGGAAAGCCAACTTGATGGGCAAATGATGCCGGGCGCAAGTGGTGACCAGTTCTATTATCGCGGCTATTCGCTGCTGTTTGCAACGGTGCCAAGCACTTTTATCCTTGGAACGTCCAGCGAATCAGGTTTAGCGTTCGCCCAGGTAAAAACACAACCGGAATGGATGCTGCCCGGCCGCGAAGTACAGTTTAAGATCGGCCAAGACCCGGTAATGAATGCAAGAATCCAGCGCAGTTCAGGCATTTTTGGTGGCATTGGTATTGATGAAATCATCTATAAAGAGATTGGCGGTGTTGAGCTGCAGTTAACCGGTACGGAGATCCAAAACTAATGGCTAAAAGCAGCTACAAAATCTCTGGCGTTGGCCAGAAACAACAGATAAGAAATACCGTAATATCGGGGAAGGGTGATGCAGCCGTTAATTGGAAGCTAACACTTAGTGGATTCGATGGCGCAGACCTCCTGAAAGGCATCGAGGAGGGTATTGACAGGGCCAATCAGATCGTTGCGGCAGAACTAGGCCTAGCACTCGACGAGGCCCTAGATGCGGCCGTGTGGGCGTGGAGAGATGGCGGTGCCAGGGACATCATAGATACGGGCAAATTAAAGGCATCCAGAAAAATTACGGTTGAAGGACGCAGGATAGACATCAGTTATGACGTACCGTATGCGGGAATCGTCCATTTCGGCGGCTACATCCTGCCATATGGAAACCCAAATGCTGAAAAGGTGTATCTACCAGCGAGACCATGGGTGGATTCCGTTGCATTGGGTGGTGGCCCGGTGCCTAAATTTGACTTTGAAAGGATATATGCCGAAACAATTGAAAAGGTATTTTGATGGTACACTATTGCACTTGTTTTGAGATAAGTGGCAAACCTCCCTTTTGTTGTAAAGCCCCGGCTTACACCGATTATAGAGGAAATTGGCACCCCAGAATCTGGCATCATCCTTATTGAGCGGCGCGGATATTTAACGGCTGGCGAGCGTAATACTGTTCAGCAATATTTGCAATCGGATTCAAGTGCAACGATAATGATCAAACTTGCGCGAGCAGCAGCGCGTAAGTACGACATCCCCCTGGATAAGGCATATGCGGGTGTTTCATCGGCAATGACTGGTTCATGCCAGCCGGGCGATAAAACCTGCATCGATATCTTGAATGATTTCGCGGAAGAAATCCAAGATGTAATGACCGAGCTGATGCAAGTGCAGGCAAGGATGGAAATGGTCCAGGCGCTTGCTCTTATCACTCAACGGGTCGATTCAAACTTCGAAGTAGCCAAGATTACTGAAATCCACCCTGACATCATTGATCAATTATCTAAATTGTATCAGGATGAGGAGAATAAGTCGGTGGAAAAACTTGAATCAATGATTGAGGCAAGCGAGCCACTGGCGATTGAAGAAATCGAAAAAAAGCCAGCACGAAAGAAGGCGGATGGGTAATCCCGTTTCATGAGTACTTCTGGACGCTAAAGTACAGATTCCCGGGTTCTAGAGAGTTCGAACCGGATGTTTTCTGGAGTTTACCATTCGAGTATGTAATTGCTGCTGTACGAGCAAGCGATGAACTATACCGTCGCAATTTACATGACCAGGAGCGGCCGATTGCATTAATGATGATGCAAACAGCCGAATCTAACAGGGACAGGAAGAAAAACAAGAGACCATTCTTGATTGAAGACTTTTGCCTGTATGGCGACCCTGGGGAAACACAGGCACCAGCAGCAAGGTATGGCGCAGCAGCTATTGCACTGGTTGAGATGGGATTATTCCCAGCCTGGGCGCTATTTGTGTACAAAGATTTAAAAACAAACGCGGCAAAAGCTGTTCCACCAGAACCACTGGCGTTAATTGGCGACTCTGTCATAATACTAGCCCCCTCGGTCTCGGAGGGTCAGTGCAATGGCATGCTTATCGCTAGCATGGACGCGTCAGACCAGGTCGTTCAGGTCACTTCGCCGTGTGGTAAATCACTAAGCGTCCGTGTACCCAAATTTAACGAGTCGGTTTATGCACTTGAGGATGCATCATTACTAATAAAGTAATCAACCGGCTCCGGTGATTCCATTGGAGGCATGACTATTCCATTGGAAAGCCAACCTTTTATCCTTTGTTCATTCTCAATATTGTAAAATTGTTGGTCTTGATACCACCTAAGCCAGTCCTGTGAGGACCCTTTATCCAGATTACAGCTAACGCAAGCTGGAATTACGTTACTTCTACGATCTTCACCTCCTCTGCAACGTGGTTTTACGTGATCAATTGTTAGGCTGTTGTCGTCAATTGGCGGTTTACCGCAATAGGCGCAACGATTGGACCAAGCTTCTTTTATCGAGCTACGCCAAATCCGTCGCGCCTCCTTACTAGTGAGGGCAGACATGTTGAGTAGATAATCAGAAGAGCGTTCATACGGTGGGCAAGTAACCGAGTCCGTGGCTCGAACAGGCATCTGATTACAAATTCTCTTGAACAATCGTCAGGAGTACAGGGAATTTCAACCTGGACATAGTTATTATGCGATTGTTCGCATTAGTTTACCTTGTGTAGGCAAGCTATTATGACGCTTTCGAGTAGTTGTGACACAGAATTTTGCCACTACTCCCGACGAAATATTCGACGCATTAACTGGTGACACAGCATTCATGTCACTGGTCGGATCTTATACTTTTGTTAAGAATTCAACGCCAATAGATTCCATCAGTATTTTGACGCCGGGCGCCGATCTCCCGAATTTGAAGTCTCAAACCGGTCTTGAGGTAGTTATACACGATTCTGGAGACATTAATAACATGAAATACCTTACTAATACAAGTGATGCGATTATTACGTGGAAAGTATTTCTAATAGTATGGCCACCAGCGACAGGAACCACGATGGTTGATGCCGCCAAGCGAATGATTGAAATATTCGGCAAGGCTACGGCGATTGAAACCATTGCAACTGCTGATGGCTTGGGCAGTTTAGTGCAAACCCTTGTATTAATACCAAGTGACTCACCGATTTTAGCTTGATTTCAACAATCTAAAATTGGAATAACAATAGTTTGGCAAAATAATAATAGCGGGGTAACCGCTTTATCGTTTCGCTTGGGTTCAACCCGCTAAATCAGTCCCATGGCAAACTTTTCAGCGGCCTTTGGCTATAATGTGTACATTATGCCCCTGGCCTCCGCCGATGTAGATACGGCTTTCACTGGCATCACCACGGGTACCGGTACTTCCGGCAGTACTGCATTCATCAACCTTGGCACCTCTAACGCCAACGTGCTCGCTCCGACCTCTTCGGTCACCTACACCAACGGCGTTTTCACGGTTGCCGGCACCGCCTTCGACATGGACGGCCTCGACAAGGTGGCCCGTCTGTACGGTCTGACCAATGCAGCCCTGGAAACCGATACCAACTCGGAAGAAATCCTGACCTACGACGACGAGACCAAGGGTTTCAACCTGTCGGTGCCTACTTCCAAGACCTGGAGCGTGTCGCTGTCTGGCGTGGCTGACTTCAAGGATGCTGGCTACCAGATCCTGCGCCTTGCTGAGCAGAACACTGTGGCTGACAGCCTTCGCGTGAAGTTCGCTCGTGTGGGCCCCACGGGCACCGATGAGACCATCTATGGCTACGGCACCCTGAGTGGCTATACCGAGTCGATCGAGGCCGGCGCTATCGTGTCCTGGGAGGCCACCCTTCAAGGCTACGGGGCTTACCGTATTGACCTTGACGCCAACCCCGCTCCTAGCCCCACCCCCTGAGCCAATAAAAATCAGGAGCTATCAACCCCCGGAAACGGGGGTTTTTTCTTGGCAGTCTAAACAAGACTATTGAGCTCAATGGCAAGCGTCGTCAATCTTCTAATTGATCCCTCAGTCTCACCGCAGGCGATCCAGCAGATTTTTGACACGTTTGTCAGGGAAGGCAAGGCAGCAGCGAATGAAGTCGCCAAGGCCCTCGGTATAGAGGCCACTGCTAAATTAAGGCTGCAGGTAGACGGAAAGGAGCTTAGGGTAACGGCGGAAGAGCAGATAAGATTAGTAGATGATATAGCTAAAGCATATGATAAAGCAAATAAGGTCCAGAATGGCAGCAAGACTAATCTGCAACAAATATTAAATACAACAAAGCAGACCAGGGATCAAACTCAAAAACTTGTAGAAGGCGTTGATAAATATGGCAAAAGGGTTATAACGATAAATCCCGTATGGGAAGCACAAAACCGGAAGGTATTAGAGCTCAATAGGGCACTGCAACTGGCTAGTGCTAGTTCATTCTGGGATCGAGTTAAGATAGGTCTTAATGTACAGGGCCTGCAGTCTTTCGGCAGAGGCGTCAGTGAGCTGGTAAATGGATTCCAGAGCGTATCGATTATCATCCAGCAGGTAACTGCCTTAGCTAATACGCTTGTCAACTCACTGAAAGGGGTTGAACAAATAGGTCTTACGTTTCAGGCGATTGGACAAGGAGCAAGTGGCGGAACTAAGGCGCTGGCCGAAGCATCGCGAATTGCGTTAAATCTTGGCGTTGACCTTAATACTGTAAGGGAAGGATTCCTTAAGCTTTCACCTGTAATCCTACAGTCCGGCGGATCTCTGGATGACGTATCAAAGATTACGCAGTCATTGTCTTCACGATTTGCGGCATTTGGCAAGACTGCAGACGAGGCTAAAAGGGTCACGAACGCAATCATTCAGGCATTCGGCAAGGGCGCCCTACGTTCAGAAGAACTAAACCAGCAAATCGCTGAAGCAGACCAGGCATTTCGTGTTGATTTCGCTAATGCGCTTGGCGTCACGTCACAGGCGTTTGGTGAGATGGTCGAAAATGGTGAAATTACGAATGCTGTTCTGCTGAAAACGTTACCATTACTAGATAAATCTGCACTGGTTTACGGCAAGCTTGGAAAGAGTGCCCTTGATGCTGCCAATGCTTTTGGCACTGTTGGCGTAACCACCCAGCAGATTCAGTCAAAAATAGCAACTATAAACCAACTTTCACTGGAGAAACTGGGAAACAGCTTCAAGCCTGCAATCCAAGCCGGCCTACAGCTTCAGGCTGTTATCACTGACCTATTTGCAGCACTAGCGAAGAGTGAGACTGTAAAAGCACTTGGCGCCATCTTGGGTGCAGTAGGCAGTGGGTTCGTCGAACTGTTGAAAGTATTGACAGAATTAATCAAAATATTAGTCCAAATCCTCGATCCGTTTGCAAAATTTGTAAGCAAGTTACTGGAAATAGAGCCGGTAGCAAAAGCGATAGGCCTAATATTAGCCATTCTGCTGGTTGGCGCTCTGGCCAAGGCCGTTATAGGAGCGATAGCCTTCAGTGTCGCACTCAGCAAGGGGGCGCTGTCCGCGCTTGGCTTTACGGGTGCTGTCAATGCTGCGGCCGTAGCGGCCGGTAGATTTGGTACGGTGACTGCCGGTGGCAAAGCCATTAACGCATTCAGCACAGTCCTCGGCGCAGCAGGCGGGAAAGTAGCACAATTTGGCAAGTACCTGTTGGGGACCGGACCGGTCTTAAGCAGAATCGGACCGGCCATAAAAGGTGTGGGCAGTGCTGTCGGGGGGCTCCGTACCGGAGTCACTGGCGCTATTTCTAATTGGAAGATTTACGCAAAGGCGTTGCAGAACTCTGGCGGGATGGCCGACAAGGCTGCCGCAAAACTTGCACCGATCAATAGAAACCTGGTTGCAAGCGGTCAGAAAGCGTTCGATGCCGGCACAAAATGGGCGACCTATACTCAAAGACTTGGCGCTGCTAGGACCACCCTGACCGGCATTGCCGCACCCCTTAAGGGACTTGCTGGGGGATTCAAGGTAGCTGCCAGCGGGCTGAGGGCCTTTGCTGGACCAACAGTAATCATTGGAGCACTTGCCGCTGCATTCGACGGCTGGGCAAAGTCTCAATCAGGTGTAAATGCCGTCAATGAAAGAACCAAGACTTCACTTGCGGCCGCAACTCAATCCTATGACCAACTTAAGAGTGCGGTTGGTGCAACGGCAACAGAGCAGGCCAAACTAGCGGAAAGATCTAATGGTTTTGTCAATTTCTTCCAAGGGTTTATAAACACAATTGGTTCACTGATCCCTGGTTTCCAGCAATTAAATCTAGAGCAAGCTTCATTCCAGGCCGAGACCGCGAAACTTGTCGCTGGCCAGCAGGAGTTCCGCTCCGCAATGGTAGAAAACATTGAGCTATTCAAGAAGCAGATAGCAGCATCTGATGGTAGCAAGGAATCAACCGCCAAGCTTGCGGAAAGCACCAAAGGATTGGTGGCAGCTTATGATGAAAATGATGCTCAACTGAATGCTTACCTGCAATCGCTACAAAAAGAACTGCCAACAACTGAAGCCTCCAGGAAATCACATGAAACCCTGCTTGCTGTTACAAGAGGAGAAATTGCAGCAAACAAGGCATTAAAAATAGCTACGCTGGCAAAGGCTGCCGCTGCCGGCGTTGATGTTTCGCAATACAATAAGCAAATTGCCGCATCAGCGAAGTATGTAGAGAAATTAAAGGAAGAACTAGCGGCTATAAAAGAAAGAAATCAAACAAAGATAAAAGATCTTGAAGGCGAAAGGGACAAGGAAATAGAAAGAATTGATAAAACAACGCAAGAAACTACGAGGGCAAGGGACAAAGAGATAGAGGGGCTTGAGAGGACCAAGGCGGCAACAGAAAAGCGTTATGCTGCTCAAGATGCAGCAATAGAAAGGAGCCGCCAATTACAGGATCGTGCCTACAATCAAGAAATAGAGCGCCTGGCCAAGCTGGCGGCAGCCGTCGCCAAGGTTTATGACCAGAAAATTAATCGCCTCCAGGGCCCAACTGCCGCCGAGTCACAATTAGCGGCATTAGACAAAAGAGACTTGCAAAGGGAGGCATCCCAAGGCGAAACGCAACGTGACAGGCTTCAAGCTAAAGCCCAGCTTGAGAGATTGGCGCGAGAGGAGCAAATTGCTGCACTTCAACAACAAAAAGAAGCAGAACTTGCAAAAATAGAAGCGGAAAGGGCCGCAAAAGAAGAGCAAAGAAAACAGCAGCAAATCGAACGAGAAGAGGCTGATTACCAGCGCAAGCTAGAAAGAGAGAAAGAGCTGGATAAAATTCAGCAGGAAATAGACAAGCGACGCGAGGCGAACAGGCTGGCTGAAGAACAGGCCGAGGCCGACAAGAAGAAAGTAACCGATGAATATGCGGCCAAAATTCTGCCATTACAAACTGAAATATTAAATAAAACCAAGGAACTTAAAACGGAAGAGGATAAACTTGCGGCTGCAAGGCAGGCGTATAATGATAAATTGAAGGACGGACTTGGCTGGGCGGACGCCATACTTGAGACCGAGAAAAAAATAACGGCAGAATTGAACAAGCCGACGAAAAGGCGCCCTAGTAGCACTGCTAGCAATAGCGGGTCAAGTGAAAGGGATCCTTCTCTCCAATTGCGGCTACCAGGCGATTCGAACTGGGCGGGCGGCCCTGTGTCTGGAGGTACGACGTATACGGTTAACGAGCTTGGCCGTGAGGCATTCCTCAGCAATACTGGCAGGCTTTCGTATATCAATGCTCCCGCGTGGGGCCAGTGGACCGCCCCTGGCGCTGGCGCCATCATCCCGGCCCATATCACTGCCGGCCTAAATATACCGACTGGCGGCACACGCGTCAACAGTGGCGCTACAGCGGCTGTAAGGAGCTCCTCGGCCAAGCGTGATAATTCCCTCGCTAAAGTACTCGGCGCAGCCCTTGGAGCGCCTCAGGGCAGGGTTACAAACAACGTAACGATCCAGTCTACTAATACAACAAAAGCAGCCTCTGACATTCTGGTAGAATTAACCAAGATCAAGCGTAATAGGTACCGTTAATGTTTGTTTTTGGATCACCGGAAGATATCGCTAAGGTCTATTGGGAAAATGCACTTGCTGTGCCGGGTCCAATATTGCCAGATTGCCCAATAGAGGAAATGTCGGAAGAAGATTTAATGTACTGCTTGGCATATTGCAGGATTGCAGTAGTAAAGGCACTGGAGGAGGATTCCCCAGGGGAGGATGTACTGATCATATTACTGAGTGAGTTCGATCGAGTATTCGAGGTTGCGGTAAATTCGGTCGACAGTTTTCGAGCAGCATTTGCCGACAATAAACATCGATATTTGGGCGGCTATGGTCTTGATAATGTAAATAAATACAGGGCATTGGCCAATATGCCGCCTTTGGCAAACTAGCCCAGCGCTGCGTAAAAGATGTCAACCATTGCTATATCGTTTACATCTTCAGCGACTACTGTATATAATTTTGTCTTAGATAAATTTATCGAAGATAATTTGCCGAGGTCTTATGCAGAATCTAACAATTTCAGTTTTTCTGTAAGTGGGTCGGCGATACTAACGGGAACGGCATACAGCCAGCGTCATATATGGGCAATATCGACGCCACTGATGAATGCAGCAGCAGCAGACTTTGATGATATGTACAAGGCGTGGGATACTGACCGCGCCGATGGGCTAGCTGTTGCATTGGGTGTAATAGATTCAACATTTGGGACCTCTATTACCACTAATGCTGTCTTTAGTACAGCACCTAGCTACCAGAAATTTGGTCCGGCAATGATGATAGTCTCCTTTGGCTTGACGGAGATTTGACATGTCTTATATTGTAAATCAGGCACGGGTTGCTTCGATTACGATAGGTGGAGTAAATTATACTTCAAATCTTTTGTCATGGCAGGTCTCTGATACTACTGCCTTTAAAAACGGGATAGTTTCGACCAGTGGATCGCTGATTCTTGGCGAGAATCCCGCTGGTCAGGACCTGGGTGACTATGACAGAAATCAGTTCAAGAGGGGAGTCCCTGTAATCCTGGACATACAAGATCCAGAAACTTCTACACCTGTACGACATCCCAGGGGTTACCTGTATGTAATCTCTACGGGCTACAGTGCGGAATCAAGTTCCCTTGAGGTTCAGATCGGTTGCAGACTAACGCTTGCGGCATTGAATGACGATCCATCAGAAATCCTGCCACTGGTCCCACTTCCCCTCGAACCAGAGCGCCAAGACTTGGGCAATTGCTCCGCATCTTTCGCCTCGGCTGGACAATTTGTCTACCAGGATAACCAAGGGGATCTGGAGGTTGTTACATTCTTCGATGGCGATACCCTAGATGTTGCGGCAGCAGGCGAGTGGGTGTCGGTCTTGCAACAGACTGCCCTATCGGCCGCGCCGATGCTGGGTGGGAGCGCGATTCCTGATACGGTAAAGCTGGCATATCAAGTGGCTGCTGGCCTGCTGGGCTCCGAATCCAGTAAAATTGAAGAGACAATAACCGAGTCGTATTACTTCATTCAGTATCCGGCCACCACCTTCGCAAGAATAGGAGAGGGTCTGGGAGCTATAGATGGAATAAGCACCACGTCAACAATAGCAGGAAGAACCAGTGCCTGTGGCAACTCTCCCGGAGAGCCGGCCGGGAACCCGGACCTAATCGCGTGCAACGAAGGTTATCAGACTTCAGAGGAACCCAGCATAGTGGAGGCTTATAGCAGGGCTATTGACCTTACTTACTATGAGGGCCCGGCGAACCAAAACAACAAATCCACGTCCTATAAGTACGGTCCAGCGGTAGAACTAAATGGCCAATACTTTGCGGACCTTTTTGCGTACTGTCGCTACACATGGGCTACGGCTTGCAACCCGAATGGGTCTTGCTCTTTTGAGGGAATGACTGAAGTCCTTCAAGGGTACAGCGAAACCACTAATTATTTCGGTCCTGCTGGTGAATTGGTCAAGACAGTTGTTGACAACTATGACAACATACTAACCGCTGCTCAACCATTTGATTGGCGAGCAGGATCTGTGGATGGCTTACCTCGGGAATTTTCGGAAATTAACTACATAAATGGCAGTACAAGTAGAACAATCAGAGTTGGGAGTGGCACAACACTTGTCTACAGGTCAAAAGCGTTAACGGCAATACAAGCGGCAAATTCAAGTGGTGCTTACTTTGTCGACGGGGGTCGCTTATACCTATCGTCGAGGGACTCAAACGGTAATCTTTCTACTCAACTGGGAGCGATTCTGGGCAAGGGAGCGGGCCAGCAAACTATATGCACTTGGCAGTACATTTCGGCAACAAAGACTTACGAAACCGTCTGTCAATATGGATCCGGGTACGTATCGACAAATGCGGGCTACGAGTGGCCCGTATTAATACAGACAGCCTACTGGGACTCTATCCCAGCCAACGGCTCCGGTGTCGGCCCATACGTAATACTTGACTTTAATGGTGATTTCCCCGGAGGTGGAGAGGGAGTTTTAAATATCCATGACAATATTTCCAATGTCTCAGTGGCATCCCCGAATGGTGTATTCTATAGAAGTTCTAGAACGATTACGGAGAATAGTTATGTTGACGATGTTAACATAGAAGACACTTATACGTGGACATCTCCTACTGACAAGGGAATAGGAATATTCCGCAGTTCACTGGACGCATTAAATGGCGTACTTACCCGAACTCGCCGGAGGTCCAGAACTATATCAGCGGCACCCATAGCTCCGGACAGCGTCGCCCAGACTGCCGCCAGCACGGAAGAAAAGACATCTGAATATCCAATATTTGTCGATACATATGTTGAACCACCGGTGGAAGCTGGTCCCTATGTAGTTGAGGAACAGATGCCTGTTCCTTTACTGCTGCCAACTTCTCAAGAGATACTGGATGCAGTTGATGTGTACTCAAATTACCTTATACGATTCATTAAGGGTGATTCGTTGGGGTACACGATTGGAGAAAGTTTAAGGCCCGAAATCGTTACAGGCTGGCGACCCGGGATGCCATTCAGATTTGTCGACCAAGAAAAGAACAAGATACTCGCTCTACGCATGGACGCTTGCGTGTGGGGGGTTACTCAAACAGAGACAGCGGTAGTAACCAACGGCATATGGGTGGGTGACTCCAACGGCACCCTGACGGCACCATCTAACCTGCAGGGGAATTCTATACCGTCGCTTGACGAAGACCCGCCAACGCCACCGAGCAACGTAGTAACGCCTCCGGCCATCACCGGTGAGACCTACACAACAACAGGCCCGCTGGCTTTTGTTATCAAAGTTCATTTTGGAACAAAAATCGTCCTACCCTTCAGTGAATCGACTTCCATCTTGACTCCTGTGGTCCCAACGGATATTGCCGTTAGCTGGACATCGACCTGTTGGGTGTCTGGCCTTATCTTGCAACCTGGCAGCCTGCTCTCACTGACCAGTACCGGATCGTTGCCGATTGGAGCAAATGGAACCCTGGTAACGGCTGGGGCAACGTTGATTAATTCGAACCTGTTCGGCCCATAGGAAAACTACGCTGATTTTAATTTACTAAGATGACGATAGCGGCCAAGATATCGAGTGCTGAGCTGAACACTCAGGTCGTTAATCGCTTCGTAGATAATATCTTTGAAGCAAGGTTGATAAACCTGCCGGGAACATCGTATACACCCGGAACTACAAACGATACTACCTTCCTGTCGAGCGAAGTCGTGTACGGAACAGGCGGATACGTCAGGCAAACATTCAAATATGTTTCTGGCGATGTGGCTGGCTATGTCGATGATGGCGTCGGCCTAGCCCGAAAGGGCGCTGTGTTCACCCATGACGGCTCTGGTACTAGTCTAACCTTCTCCCATGTGGCGTTGTGCCGTGGCAACGGGAATGCGCTAACCCTGGGCGCCGTTACGACCAAGCCATCGGCTGGCGTCAATGGCACATACACGAACCTCCCCACGACAACCGTAGGAAGCGGTAAGGGCCTCACGGTAAACCTAACTGTAACAAACCTCGGCGCATCCACAGGCGACTGGGTGGTGACAATAAATCAACCTGGTTATGGTTATGCGGCCACTGACGCGATTAATATCACACAGACAGCACTCAACCAGTCTGGTGCAACTGTTACGGCTAGCTCAAACTTAATCTTCTCGGTTGCAACCGTAACAACCGGAGGAGGGCAATTGGTTTCGGTGGCTCAGACAGAAAGTACCATAAACCTTGGCAATGGAAACCAGGCTGTCTTCTACTTTGACCTCAAGCAATTTGGATATTATACTGTGTAATGGAATTACTTGAATCGCTACTGGAAACCTCCGCAGCTAATCGGGTTGCGGACATTTCGGCCAGAGAAAGCGGGACGCCAATAAAGGGTGACTTCGAAGGCAGCGTAACCGGCACATGGGTGGAATTAAATAGCTATGGACTAGGTATTGTTGCTTATAATCAAAAGCAATACACGACAAGGCGACTGGGAGTAACGTCGATTCCAGCGGGGAGGGCTGTGCAGCTAACTTTTGCTAACGGCATCTACTACAGTAACTGGTAACAATGCCAATTGATCCCGGCTACATCAGCTCTCAGCCCATCTACGAAGACGTAGATGTAACGATAACTATGCTACCCGCTCGTCCGAATTTAGCAGCCACCATAGATCCACCAGCCGCTCCAGGCCTGCTTGTTGGATTCTTCAATGGGACGCAGGATGTAGTGGAGCTTTATATGGTCAGCTCTGACGGGAGTCGCTATATCAAGGTGACTTAATGCCAATCAATCAACCGATATTGGCAGTTAATAGTTCCACAAGGGCTTCCGTTCGGACAACGGCAGTACCAATTGTACCCAAAATCCCACCAGCTCCTTACTACGAGTTGCTTGAGGACGTAGTGGTCAGCCAGTTGCAGAGAAGTGCAACAACCCAGCCCGGTGTTCTGCAGAGCGGCACATATTCGGTCAACGTAATCGCTAGCCCTGTAGACGGTGCTGTTACCGGTGATCAGTGGAGTGGCGCTTCGACGCTTATAGTACTAGTAAACAACACTGATCGTATCAATCCAGGCTACTATACATTTTCTTTTTACGTAAGAGGAGTAACCCCCGCCGGCGGCCCTACTGTAAGTATCTTATTTGAGGAATACGATGTTTTCGGTTCTGGTGTCGCGACTGTTGCTTCGTCTATTGTAACCGCAACAGTTGGCGTGTGGCAAAGAACTAGTATAACCGCATACATGGCCAGGCCGGCAATACCATATTATATAAGAATTTTTCTAGATGCGGGAGAATCGGTTTATGTAGCAAACTGGATGCTTGAACCTGGTACGAGTCCGAGCGGCTGGATTGACGCCCCTGCCTTGGCTACTGGGGTCACGGCGAACCAGGATATTTATACTGAAATCACGCAGCAACCACAGAGGGAGGGGCAGGTCGTCTCTGTGGTTGAGGCAAATAGCTTGGGCGTTTCGACTGCAGTGCTCTATGTAGTAGTAAACATTAGCGGAACACTCACTTGGAAACCTGTTGTCGGTATCTCTAAAACAATAGATTCCAGAACTGGGCTCCCCTATGACTCGAACCTGAACTTCTACTCCTCGTTGGGCGATCCACCGCTAAATATAAATGTAGGCGGTGTCGAATACACAGTTACAATCACCTTGGATACGGGCAGTGTACAGGTAACACCAACAGACAGCTATTATGGAGACTGGTTCGCCCAGTCTTACGAGACTGAGTCCGACATTTACCCCTACTGGTGGGCAGACTAAACCATGGCAGCACCTAATCTCAGAGTTCCTACAGCAATCATTGGCAGAACAGCTCGTTATGCCGTAACTGCGTCACTGGCCAGTGTGCTAAGCAATGGCGCCGCAAGTGGCAAGGTATTTAAGATCAATAGCGTTTATTGCGCCAACGTTGATGGGGCTGCATCTGCCGATATCAGCCTAACAATCTACGACGGTGCTACCGACTTTTACCTAGCCAAAACCATCAGCGTGCCCGCCGATGCGACTCAACTGCTGGTGACCCGCGAGGCTTATCTGTACTTGGAGGAAGGTGATAGCCTGCGGGCCGTAGCGTCGTTGGTCGGCGACCTGGAGCTTGTCATCGGCTACGAGGAGATTAGCTGATGATTGGGCTTAATGGTGGCCTTCTCGGGGCGCTACGCAGTCCTAATCTTACCACTGCGCCTGGCGTGTGGACTGGACGCGAGCAGGCATTGCAAAGCAGGGCAGGCACTTGGCCCCTGGTCCGTGATCCCAGTTTCTCCAATGTGAGTCTGCTCCTTCACATGGATGGCGCCAACGGTAGTACGACCTTTGTCGATAGTAGCTCTTTCGGGCTGAATCTGACCCCGAATGGCAATGTCCAGATGAATGCTAACTTTAGCAAGTTTGGAGGAGCATCTGCGTTCTTCGATGGTACTGGTGACTACCTGAGCCGTGCATATGATGTTAATTATGACATTGTAACTTCCGACTTCACGTTTGAAACTTGGATGTACATAACAAGTTCCAAAGCCTCGGGAATGAGGATTTTCTCTACAGGCGGAGGTGCTATTACTTGGAATAACAGTACTGGAATTCACACGCTGATTCAGCTTAGTTCTGCAGGTTTTATCAATTTGCAACTTGCAAACAATACTGCAAGTCCGGTAAGTGTTCAGACTACCGGTAGTGTCTTTATACCAACCAATGCTTGGGCGTTCTTGTCCGTATCCGTCAGTGGCTCGACCGCCCATATAGCCGTCAACGGCGTAAGTCAGGCTCTTGGACTAGGGGCTAGGGCCAGGCCGAGCACAAATCCTCAGATCAATATTGGCACTATCCCGGGGGAGACTGGTTTAGTCACGTATGCGTTCGCCGGCTACATGGATGAACTGCGACTGACTAAAGGGGTCGCCCGCTATACGGGTTCATACACCGCGCCGACCTTACCATTT